AGCTTTAGGTATTGTTGATAATAATCTTATTGCTAAAAATAGTGATGTACGTTGCCAACATTTATTAGGAGAAAAACCTGGAGAATTTTCTTGTGCTATCCATAATGAACCGTGGTATAAGAAAACTCCGTGTTTTAGTCATTGTCAAATTGAAGATGGTGATAATAAATGTCGATTGGGTGAACACGTAATCGAAACTGGATTTGAATTATAAATGATAATAACTAGAATCTGCCCAACATGTGGAACTATACACCAAGTTAAAAATGTTGATAGTAGTTTTGTTTGTTGCAGAACAATATTTTTTACAGAAGTGATTTTGATTCTTGCTCCTATTAGAACAATAGAAGTTAATGAAATTAAAATTGTTAGAGGTTGAAATGACAAACAAAACTGTTGGATTTTGGAGCATTGAAGATGGTAAAAATTTGCTTGTAACAGTTAATGAAATTGGACAAGCAATTTTTGAAATTGAAACTATCAATTATCCAAATATGCCTAGCATAGCTCTTGATAAATTCAGAGTGGATAATCTAGTTGAGTTTTTAACAAAGGAGAAAATTTAAAATGAATAAGGTATTTTTAGGTGGCACATGCATTGATGGAATTGGAGTTTGATAATAAATAGAGTTTGTGAAACTTGCGGCATAATACATCAGGTAAAAGATACTGATAGTTTTGTCTGTTGTAAAAATATATTTTTTCCAATTGTTAAAAGCGATATAAAAATGCAAGAGCAAAAGGCAAACTTTAATGTCATTAATGAAATAAAATTTGTTAAGAGGACAACTTGGATATGACAAATGAAATCGTTTCTGTTTATGGAAACGAAATTGGAGAAATATTGCAGTCAAAAACCAATGAGTCTGGGCAGACAACTCTTACAGTTCGGTTTTATGATAAATTAAATATGTCAAAAATTACTCTTAAAAAATCTAGAATGAATAACTTAATTGAATTTTTGACAAAGGAGAAAATTTAAAATGAATAAGGTATTTTTAGGTGGTACATGCAATGAGAGTACTTGGAGAGATGAATTAATTCCGATGTTGGAAATTGATTATTTTAATCCAGTAGTAGATGAGATGTTTTAATGACTTGGAAGATGTTGCTGAATTTCTTAATTTCAAATAGTCAAAATAAAAATGTCTAGAGCAACTCAAAAAGGCAAACGCGGAGAAAATGAATTCTGTGAATGGCTTTGTAAAAATTTAAATATAAAAACAGATAGAATTTATAATCAAGCTTCTGGACATTCTGCCGATGTATCCACGGATCATTTCCTTTTTGAAGTAAAAAGACGTGAGCAATTAAGTTTATCAAATTGGTGGCATCAAGTTGTAGTCGCTAAAAAATATTATGAAAATCCAGATATAATTCCAGTTGTAGCTTTTAGACAAAATAGACAGCAATGGGAGTTTTTATTACCTGCAAATTTGCTGTATGGATTGGATAGAGGTTTTATAAGATTAGAAGAAAAAATCTTTATTCAATTAGCAATTTCTATTATAGAAAAATAGCTCTTTCTTAGTTGCATCCTCTAATTATCGTGCTAACCTACCTTGTAACCTAGCCTATTCTCTTGTGTGTTGTGTCGCATGCTGTTTTCTACAATTCGCCTATACATTGTATCTAATGCTCTAATCCGCCTTATAGGGCTATACAGAGGCGCATAATGGGCAGTAATGCGCAGCAATTAATCGATTTTTTAGAAGGCGATTCTGACTATGTAGAATATACGCCAGAAAATGAAACCGATTGGCAAAGTGATCTTGATACAAAGGTAATACAGCTTACTGAACCACAATCAGAATTCATAACTTTGGAGGAGCAATATTTACTTTTTGTCGCTGGTTTTGGATCTGGCAAATCAACAGTTCTTGGATTGGCAATATTAAGGGATCTAAGATTTTACAATGGTGATGTGCCAATAAAAATTGGTTGCTATTGTCCTACCTATGATCTTTTAAAATTAATTACAATTCCTTATTTGTGTGAATTCTTAGAGCAAAGTGGAATTGGTTATCGATTAAATAGATCTGATTTTATTTTTTATTTGGATACTGGCGACCAAATAATAATGAGGTCATTGGCTAATCCAGAAAGGATAGTTGGATATGAAACTTTTCGGGCGCACGTTGATGAAATAGATACATTGCCAGAAAAGAAAGCCGAGCTATCTTGGAACAAAATAATTGCGCGTAATAGGCAAAAAGTTTATGACTATGATAGTGATGGAAATGTAAAAGAGTTTGAAAATGAAGATGGTGAAATCGAACCATTAATGTTGAGAAATAAAGTTTCAGCTTATACTACTCCAGAAGGTTTTAAATTTTGTTATAAGAGGTTTAAGAAAGATCCACCGGATGGCTATAGATTTATAACAGCTTCAACACGTTCAAATGCTAAAAATTTACCACCAGATTATATACCAAATTTAATTAAGACATATCCACCAGCATTGATCGAAGCTTACATTGAAGGTGAATTTGTTAACTTAACTTCTGGCTCTGTTTATCCAGAATTTGATAGAGAATTAAATCATACTGATGAGGAAATAAAACCTGGAGAATCATTAGAATGTGGAATGGATTTTAATGTTAATAACATGTCTATATCCGTTGGTGTTGTTAGAAATAATGAACCGAGAGTTCTAGATGAAATCCAAGGTAGCCGTGATACTCGCGAAGCTTGTAGAGCATTGCAAGAAAGGTATCCTGGGCATCATGTTACTATTTTTCCAGATGCAAGTGGAAAAAATACATCTTCGAAAAGCGCAAGTGAATCCGATTTAACGATCATAAAAGGATTTAAGTTTAAGATAAAGAATAGTAGAAAAAATCCTTTTGTGAAGGATAGGGTTATTTCTGTAAATGCTCAAATTAACAATGCTGAATTTGTTAGAAAGTTAAAAGTGAATACAAACAAATGTCCTAATGTTACAGATTGCTTTGAGCAACAAGTTTATGGTCCAGATGGAACTCCAGATAAAGGTTCTGGTAATGACCATTTTCCTGATTGCGTAGGATATTGGATTTTTCAAAAATGGCCAGTTAAGAGAAGCACAAAAACTTATTCCAGCGTGCGTTTAATGTCGCGATAATTTAAAGGTGGATTAAAATGTCAGTATCAACTAAAAACCAACAATACACCCACAAACAATATGAATGGAGGCAGTTGCGTGATTGTTCAGCTGGAATGTCTAACATAAAAAGAAGCGCAAGTTTATATTTACCAATCCCAACTGCAATGACTGAAGTTAGCAATGATCCTGTTGGAACAAGCCAAAATCCTGATTCTGATATTACGGACAATGCTCCTTGGAGTCATAGTATCAAAGCGTATTCTGCATATTTGCAAAGAGCTAGATTTCCAAATATAACTGCTGATTGTTTAAGAGGTTTAGTTGGTGTGGCTTTAAAAACTGATCCAGTCGTTGAATTACCAGCAAGCATGGAATATTTGTTAGAAAATGCTACTGGTGATGGATCTGGTTTGTTTAAACTTTTTGAGAAAATAGTAGCTGAGAATTTGTTAACTGGACGTTATGAAATACTTGTTGATCCAGTTATGGATTCTGATGGTGTTTCTAAATTGTTGTTTGTCACATACAACACGGAGTCTTTTATTAATTGGAAAGATGTTGTAATAAATGGATCTGTAGAATTGAAATTAGCAGTTTTTGAAGAAGCTGTTGCTGAAGATGATGATGATGAATTTTCTGAAGAAACAAAAGAAGCTTATGTTGTAATGCGATTAAGTGTTGATCCAGAAGATGAAAGTAAAATCGTTTACACAACTCAAAAATATGTTGATGATGAACCGGTTGATTCTGTTCCAACTGTTCCCAAATATATGGGAAAAGCTTTTGAATCAATTCCACTTGTTATTATAAATTCAATGAGCGTTGGCAGTAAAATAAATGCTGCTCCTATGATTGGTATTTCTGATATTGCAATTAGCATTTATCAAAAAGATGCCGACATGTCCAATGCTGAATTTGTAACTTGCAATCCTATGCTTATAACAAGTGGAGTTGACAATGATAGCGTTCCAACTGCTATTGGTTCTGGAGTTTGTTGGAATTTAGAAAATTCTGAAGCAAAAGCATATTATGTTGAGCCAGCATCAAATTGTTTGCAACATGTTAGCAAGAGAATTCAAGATCTTTTTGAAGAAGCTGTTCAGTATGGAATTTCTTTATTAGGTCCAGAAAAAAGTTCAGCTGAAGCCGCTGAAACTATTAGATTAAGACAAGCGTCCAGTGGTGCAACTTTGAAAACAGTTGTATCAAATTCTGGTGAAGGTGTTGAACAGGGTTTGAAAATAATGGCTGTAGCTATGGGGGAGGATCCAGATAAAATTGTTTTTGAACCAAATCTGGAATTTTCAGAATCTAGTCTATCGCCACAAGAACAAGCTGCACTGTTGCAATCATGGCTTAATGGTGGAATTAGCTATG